GTTGTGCATCACGCATTGCGTCTGCATCCTCAAGTTCTTTGCGTTTGAACTCCAAGAACATATCATGTTCTTCTTTGGATACATCACCATCACCATTAGTGTCTGCTGGATGATGACCTGATGCTTTAATTTCTTCTTCTCCCATGTGACTAACTCCGATTATTTGTTTTTTCTCTCTTGTTTATCGTGCTCTTTTTTTTCATCCTCTAATGCTTTTACAAGAAGTCCAATATATACTTCTCTTTCCCACGGTAACATATCTTCTAATTCAGTCAAACTATATTTATGGTGATGTATCATCATAAAATTTGTCTTGTAGTAATTTACTACGCTGTCGTGAGCCAGCGCTACTCTAAAAAACTTTGCATTCCCTCCAACAATATTTCGCTCTTCACCTTTGTATTTGGATTTTTAACCTCAACAACATGCCGCAATTTTGGCATTGTTTCAAAGAACTGCATAACACTTTCCATTTGATCAGAGCTCATAGAATCAATAAACTCCATAATTTCATCTTTTGTCATATCAATCCTATGAATAAGCTCATCTTGATTTTGGACACTTTCAATACAGTTTAAAATCATGTCTATCGATTGCTCAAAATCTCCCTTTTCTACTGATATGTTTTCAATGTCTTTAAGGCGTGGATATCTAAAATTTATAGAAATTTCATCTGTAATTTTAATATTTTGTGAGTGTTCCAAATTCATCTGAACATCAACTTTGCTCAAATCAATATCAACATCAACCCTTGTCTCATCATCGTCAGGGCAGACAAGCGATAGTTTTACTTCATTACCGACCGACTTTCCCCTCATCTGTAAAAAAACATATTCTAGGTCAAACATAGGATTTACATTGCCATCTACTGCACCAAACGTACAGTCGGATACCAACCTGCCCATAGCATCAGCAATCTGGTTATCTTCTTCCGATTCCTGAGCAATCATTAGAATTTTTTGTTCTCTGACCAAGAATGGTCTAAATTTAATTTCCTCCTGTGTTGATGGTAGTGTTAGTGTGTATTCAGAAGTTTTAAGTTTTGGTAACGCCATAATTTTTCATCCTTTATCATAATTAGTTGCCAAGTTTGTTCAATACCTGTGGTATTTTCGCATTAATTGATCTCTCTGCACCTGTGATTACTGTATCTAAAACTCTCTCTAGAAGATTTGGTGGTGTGTTGGTAATGTCAAGTGTCTCCCAATGCCTATATTGCATAGTAACAGGTATTTTTATAATGTCTCCAGCTGCATCGTAATTCAATGTTGATGTACCAATCGCAATAGGAAAGCATTCTCTTAGTCTAATTCCATAACGTCGAACATTCTTTCGATCCATAACATATATATCAACTTCTTTTGATACATAATCATCGTAGAAACCAACATTCCATGTGTCGGGTTTCCAAGCAAGTTCTTGCCAACGCTCAAAGAATACTCTTTCCTCTAAGTCACTACTTGATTGGAAGGTCATGGCAACTGATCCACTAAATGTTACTCCGCTAACAATATTTGGCCTAACACCATATTGAGATGGATCAGATTGAATGGTAAGAGCTCTACCGGGAAGATCAACTGAATCGCAACGCAAAGAAACCTTTCTAGCTGCATCGAGCGTGGTTCCCGGCTGCGCCGGCTGTGCATTATTTAAATTCCGTGGGGCAATAATAACAACCTCGTAATGACTTGGGAGTGCGTATCCACCATCATCATGAAATGTTGATAAGAAATTATTCAATGCGCCAAATGCGGTTGATTCTATAAAATTTGCTAGAGTTGCCATTAGATCATTCCCCTCGAATCTTTCCATACCACAGATTCATTTGCCTTCTTGAACCTCTGCACAGGTAGGAGAGTTGCTATTGTAAATTCGTCTGCATCAATCCTACGAAACTGTGATTTGGTTTGTCCAGCAAGGTATTTGTGTATGGTAGGCCTGATGAGTCTCACACTCTTTAGTTTCTGGTAATCAACGATAAGTCTTGTTGATTCATCAAATTCGGTGTTGTTAGAATAATCTACCAAACGGTCAAGCAACTTAATTCTTAGGGGAATTGGTAGGTAATGTAAGTTGATTCCTAGAAACCCGTCTGAATACTTCTCTATCGGCAATACCAACGGAAACGTGTCATAATAGGGCAGGGTCTTCTTGAATTTTGGGTCATACATAAACATGTTCAATTTACCATAGAATGGCTTGTTGTCCCTCTTACCGTCTCGTATGAGGTCAAGCGTGCTTGGTGTACCAAATTCTTTGATCTTTTCTCTATACCATGCAGTAGATTTAGGACGACCTTTCGCCTCATCTTTAACTGCTTGCATGTATTTACTAATTGCCATATGTCTATTTATACGAAATACCCAGATGATCTTCAGTTAAAATCTTGAACTCCATACCATTATCTGCACACCATTCTGTCGCATATCGCCACTTAGCATCATTTACACCATAGGTCATTACCTCGTTCATCCATCGTCTGGTGCGCCTCTTGGGTTCCTTGGGTGGTTTGCACTGCACCTTGGGTTTAACCTCAATAATCATCTTCTTAATTACCCCATCAGCCTGATTGACCTTGATATAGAAATCTGGAAAGTATCTGTGCATACGCCCATCCTTGGGTGATAAATAGGGTATAATGATCTCTTCACTACCCCATTCAATTATGGATGTGCTGTTGTCACAGTACACCATAAACTTACGCTCCCAGAGAGAACGATAAACTATGTTCTGTGGATTACCCTTATATTTTTCGGGTTTGGTTGGTGTGTATCGACCTTTATATGACATTCGTTATAAATAGTTCCATCAGTGTATAAGGATATTTAGACATGGCCAATATAGGGATAACTACATTTGTAAATCTCACCAAAAACGCGGTGGCAAATAGCGCACAAAATTTTGTAAGTGGCGTTGCTGGTGGTTTAAGAGGAGGTCTTGGAGGTCTTCAAGGATCGTCTACTAGTAGAGCTCCTATAGCAAAGCAAAGCTCATTTACTGCTGCAGGAAAACCCTATCTACATTATCCTAGTGATTTAGGAAGTGATCCTCGCCAAGCAAATTATATTTTATTTACTGCATTCAGTGTTACTAACGCCAAGATGAAAACCCCGAAAGAGTTGAACGGGCAGCAGCGAGATAATGCTATAATTAACTCATCGCTGTCAGACAGAGATGGTAGCATCACGCTTCAGAACGTCAAAGAGGCCCTCGCGCGTGAGAAGTTCAGGATAAACGGCGGAACAGGTCGTACGTCCACGTCATCATTGCTTAGTAGAAGAAATACACTTGAACAAGTTGGCAGAACTATCGGATTATATATGCCACCACAGGTAACCTCATCCTACAACATGGATTATGGTGAAGATAAAATCGGAGTTGTGGCAGAAGTCTTAAACGACATTATTAAGGATGTTCAGGCGGGGATGGGCGCAGAGCAGGTTTTCAACCGCCTTAGCTCTGGTCCGGCAGCAGCTGGTCTGAAAGATAAAGCGCTTGGGTTGGTAAACACCGTTCTCCCCGGTGCTAGAACTTTAGCAGCAATTGAAACTGGCAGTGTGATTACACCTAAAATGGAACTTATGTTTAAAGGTGTTGGTAGAAGATCATTTTCGTTTACTTTTACTTTTATGCCAACAGAAAGATTTGATGCGGCGGTGGCGCAGGAAATCATTGAAGACTTCAAACTGCATATGCATCCAGAGTTTGTCAAAACAGGAGTTGTAAGACAACAAACCATTCCAGATGTATATGAAATTGCGTATTGGACTGCAACTGGACCAAACAAAAATCTGCACAGAATAGGTAAATGTTTCCTAGAAAAAGTAGATGTTAAATATGGGGGTGACAAGTTCCAAACCTTTGAGGGTGTGGTGCCCGGCCGGAGTGATGGCGCGCCAATAAAAACGGAACTAACCCTACAATTTAGAGAAATTGAAATTCTTGACAGAACTTCTATAAGTGAGGGGTTCTAAGATGTATTTTAATAAATTTCCTGCTATTATATATGATTCTGTCGGTGCAGGAGAATACAAGGTAGTTACACACCTTCTTAAACGAGTTGCTATTCATAGTAAATCAAGTTCTGTTGCGGCACTGTTTGATACATATGACGTTAGGAATGGCGAGACACCAGAGATGATTTCTCACAAGTATTATGGTGATGCAGAGTATCATTGGATAATCCTAATGCTCAACAACATTACGGATAGATATCATCAGTGGCCGATGAACACCCGTCAGTTTCTTTCACACCTTGCTGAGAGGTATGACAATATGGATGCAACGCACCACTACGAGATTAATCAGACATCAGGTAACACCGATGTTAAGATTAATATCGGTATTAGTAATATAGATGTTAATGGTGACACTATTTCAGATGCAACATTGATCACGAATAGAGAATACGAAGAATTGAAACAGGATGAAATTAGAAAGATACGACTACTGGACCCGGAATATCTAGAAAAGTTTGTTGATGACTTTACGAAATTAATTTCTAACACAAAGGATTAAATAAGTGGCACTTGAAGGATTAAAACGCGGCGGTGAGTTTAATGCTATTACAGCAGAGATAGTTCTATCAACGGGAAGACTTATTAAATTAAAAAGTGCATCGATTCTATCACTTAGCATATTTGAAAACATTAATGAACCTGCTATGTCGGGACAACTGATATTCCAAGATTCGATTAACTTAGGATCAGTTGGTCCTCTTATCGGACAAGAATATCTGAAAATCAAAATTACAACTCCATCAGTGGATGATGAAGATTTCATGTTAGACTCCACCAATCAAGCATACATGGTTACATCCGTAAGGGACAGACAGGATATTGGTAGTGGTGTTCAGGCAGCAATGTTAGAATTTGTATCAAGAGAGATGGTGATAAACAATAGACAAAGAGTTAGAAGAACTTTAGTTGGGTCATATTCAGAAATAGTTGAGGAGTTATTGGCAAAGGATTTGATGTGTAGTAAAAAATTATTTGTTGAAAGTAGTGCGGATAATAAAAAGATTGTTTCAACAAATAATACGCCATATAGTATAATAGAAACAGCAACAAAACATGCTATATCATCAAATCATCGTGATGCAACATATTGTTTTTGGGAAACTTCTCGCGGGTTAAATTTTAGAACCCTTGGTAATATGTATAATCAAGCCCAATATGATATTATGTCATATATATACACTATTCCCGGCACTCGGCATGACCAAGGAGGCGCGCCCGATATGGATGCTGAACTTAAATCAATTGTAAATTGGAAAATAACTGGCGGGCCCAACACTTTAGTAAATTATGGGGACGGTGCATATTCCTCTGATTTGATTGTTCATGACATCCTGTCTAAAAGTTACAAAAAGACTAAATATAACTATCTAAAAAGTTTCGATAGTCAAGTTCATGTTGATGGGGATGAGTCAAGGCCTCTAACGAATCCACTCAATCTCACACTAGATGGAGAAAATGTGTCATCATTTCCATCAAGACAATACCTAAAACCTGCTGTAGGTTCTGCTATTGATAAGAGTCATGGAAGTGGCATATTTAATTCTTTCTCAAATGATAACTTTCCCAAATCAATTCAATCTAGAAATTCACAAATGGCCATGATACGAAATGGATTAGCAATAACAATTGATGTTGTTGGTAATACATTGGTGTGTGCTGGTGATATTGTTACGGTAATTATTCCAAATACAGCAGCATTCATAGAGGGTAATGACACGCAAGATAGTTTATATAATGGATCATTTTTAGTAACTGACTTACGCCACGATTTTGATTTTGAAACTTACCAGCACAAAATGTCTATGCGTGTTGTTAAAGACAGTATGAACAAAAAAATAAACTCGCCGAGTAATAATACAGAACCCGGTCACGGAAACCTAAGAGTCATCAAACTCGATTCTCATTATGATAATTAACCCAATTAAACAAAAAGGAGAAGTCCATTCCCAATACCCCTATATCCAAACATAACCAGCGAAAGGAACTAAAAATGGCCAAGACCAAAAATCGTATCAAGAAGATGACATTCCAGACACAAGAGCGCAAGTTAGATTATAAACCACTCTCTGAAAATGATAAATACATTATAGAGATGGCAGGATATAGAAAACAAGGACTTAATACAAATGAGGACATTCAACGAACTC